AACCTGAAAAATATTATTAAAAACAGTATTTAATTCACCAACACTCATTATTTAGGTATAGTGATGGCTAACATGGACTCTTTATACTCTTTCCATGGTTCAAGAGTGGCATTCAAATTTTGATTTATTGGGTATCACCGAAGTTACTCCCTTAATCAATATTTCAATGTCCCGTCTGTACCCTATACCTGGTACACAGGTTTTACCATCACATTTTCTTGTAAAGTAAAACTTAGGACTGACTCGATAGCACCTATGGCATCTCCCCAGTTGAAGAGCCCTACGCTTCCTAGCAAAGGAAGAAGTACCCACATTTAATCGACTTCTAACATTTAATTCAGATATTAAGAGGCAGATGTCAAAAGGCAACTCTGCATTTATTTTAATAGACACTAACTTTAAACACACTGCTATATTAATAGCTGGAATCATTAATGATTATTTGCGTTATTAAAGTCTCTATTGATTTCAGGCCCCAGCCTACCTCCAGTTATTTCAGTACCCAGATTTGCATAAGTTTCATTTCTATTTGAGCGGTCTAATGCAATGCGCTTGTGGGCCTCATTAGCTATCTTCTCAGCAGGAGTTGGTTTTCTAATCAGACCCTCAAATGGTTGCACAGCTGCCGGATTTTCAACAAAGTCAAAGCAGTCAAAGGCAGCAAATTTCGTGTTCTCTTGAAAACCCATGGATTGCCAATCAGAAGGAGGAGCATTATGCACAAGCATGTAATTCCAAGTAAGAGGAGCATACAAACGACAAACTCTCCTTAAAGTATTCTTATCCTTCCTTAAGGCGGCGATAACTGAGTCAGACATAATAGAGCCTCCTTTCCACTCAAAAGTCCCATTAGAATCCATGTAGCTTGATGAGCTAGAGTCTTTGCAGTACAGGGCCACTTGCAAAAGAACAGTTGGTACTTGCTCGGTTGGGACTCCCAAACCCTCTAAGGTTACCCTAGTTTTAACCATTTCTTCAGCGGTAGGCATACTATTGGAAATAGGTTTTGAAACCAACAAACTCAACTCATCTATAGTCCATTTATTGTAGATACTTGATTTCTTTTTCTGAAGATGAGCCGGAGCTTTTGGGATAGGTCTACCCAATTCCAAACCAGGGTTGGTGACTACAGACTGGGTTTGCATTTTCAGCCAAAATTCATGGAGGGCATCTAATCTTTTTTGCAAATCAGCCTCGATCCCATCAATGGGCACGCCTGAAGCACTCTTGGGTTTTTCCTCAGCTGTATTGGCAGCTTGCTTTGCATCACCCATATTTGCAACTTGAAATCACAGGTACTAATCTAATCGAGCTAGACCCTATGAACCTAAAGGACACACAAGAACGACTTCTTTTAAAAAGTGGGGCAAGAGTTGAGCATTTTTAAGGACTCCAAAGCGCTAATGAAGTTTGAGTCAAGTTTGCAACTTGATATTGCTATGGATTCCCCAGTTAGAACGATTTCACAGGCCCTTTCACTTCTAAGTATGCTAAAGATCAAACACAAATAACTTATTAAAATTATTAAAATACCACTAATTGTGCGAACGTCCGCAAAATTGACATTGATGAGCATTTTGCCTACTAATTATTAATAAAGTAGCCAGAATTGCGATAGCAGTTATGAAGGCTTCTAGTTTCCCAAAACTCAGAAAACCGTTTTGGGAATGGCTTCGATGAGGAAAATAAGCTGCTTTCTTATTACCGTCTTGATAACAACCCCCGAAAGGAAAGCGATGTTGATGATCACCAGCGATAGGAAGTGAGTATCTGGTCAAACAGTAACTCACTAAGCCTACAGCTATACCCGCTGCCAAAATTGAGAAGGCAGCACTGTTGTCTTTTGGGGGAGTAAGAGGCATTTAATTTAAGTACTCTGCATTAAGGCAAAGTATTTTAAGTCTTTTGGAATGCCTGGTTAAGCAGCGGAAATGGTCAGCCTTTTCTGAACTTGGAAAAGAATTAGATGTGATGAAAGTGACCACTTCGAAGGTAGCTCCAATTATATCTTGAATTTGAAGGAAATCCAAGTTGTGTGCAGTCAACAAATTAGCTACCTCTCTTTCACAGCAGATAACTTGGCCTTCTGGTTCTCCTGTGTATATGTCCTCAATTTCCACAATGTCCTCCAATGAAGATGAGATTTGAAAGCCCAATGAGTTGAGTAACTCACAAGTTTGCTTGCCAAATCTTTTGGTTTCAGTGCACGTTAAATGAGGGGGCAACACTAATGGATTACAACTCTGAACTGGATCCCCAAATAAAATGTGAAAGCCTTCTGGAATAGAGGTCAAATTCTGGTACTCATCCAAGATATTAATTTTACTACTATCTAATTTTCCTTCCCACTTTCGAATCCAATTGCCATGTACATTAGCGGGGTCAGGTTTGCCAGTGGTAAATGCAGCAAAATTTCCTTCTTCAGTTAGGAGTTTTCTAATGAAGGTTGTTTTGCCAGCTCCTGGTACACAATTGACAACCAGATGTTCTCGTAGTGGTAAAGAACTTCTAATATATCCTAGATCTAAAAGTTTATCTAAAACTAGTTCCATATTCAATCTAAAAACTAACTAACCTAAGGTCAATCTAAAGATTCCTCAAACAACAGCCGCACGTCAGATTTCAAGAGATGCTTATACTTTATGATTGTTCTGACGCAGCCATAATAAGCCCCAAGTTCCTCTTCATCCATTCTGGAGCTTATCAATTCACCTTTTCTGTAGGCATAGGAGACCTCAATAGCATAATTGTCAATGCAATTATGGAGATTATTCAGCTCTTTTGCTATACACATCCTTTCAAAGACCAATTGAGGTTTTTTAAATATCCCATAAGGGCTAAGGTGCCAACCACAAAATGTTGGATTAGCTGTATGCTGCACCTTTGCTTTCAACTCAATCCTGGATAAAAAACCTTCTTGATCCTTCTTGATTGATAAGCGTTTAGAGGAACACATATCATCACCGGCAAAACAAATACTTTCATTCCCCTTTAAATTGTACCTTAAGAAGGTAAAAAGCATATTCGCCATTGTATTGAATAAAAAGGTACTAGCCTCGCCGGTAAAACGCATAATGGCAAAAGAGCCCAATTTGGAACCTAGGTGGGTCTTGATGTATTCATAATCTTGAAGAACGTCATTGGGAAGACCCAAATACCTCATAATCTCCAACTCAAAAGCCACCATATATTGATCCTGGGAAGCATCAAAGGCCTCATAATCAGATTCTGTGCAGACTCCATCAAATTTGTTCTTAATTACCCAGGCATTCAACTCATCCAGTCCTTTGCCGGAATGAATGTAAAACCGCTCTGGAAGAGCTTCTTTTAATTTCATTTCTATGTACCTCATGTATGGAGCAAAGCGGCATAAAACTGAGTGTTGAAAACAAACAATGCTCTGAGCCGCTTTAGCTACTCTAAAACGATTGTCAAATTTGGTACATAATTGACTTTTCGAGAAAATTTGAGCCATGTCTATCAGCCAGTCGCGGCAAGATCTCATGTTATGATTCTCAATGGTGGCAGCACTTTTCGCTGTTTTTTTATCAAAAAAATCTTGTCTAGCTTTTTCGAACATCCTTAGGTCCCTATTTGGCTTCAAAGGAACTTTTTCCAAAAATGTATTTAACATAAAACGACCAAAAGGGCGAGCCATATTTAACTTGGCTTTCTCAATGTGAGGTTTGGAGAAGCGCAACCTTTTTTTAACAGCCATTAAAAAGGTTACAGTATCATTAGCCCGATGTCGGGGATAAATTGTTTCAAATCGTTCAGCAGCATTGGTCAATTGCATGCCTCCAACCTGCTTGCTATGATCATCAGTGAATTGATTTGAAACAATACTTCCAAAGCGAACTTCTCTAAATTCTTTAGCCAAGATTCGATGAACCCATCTGGCTCTAGTGCTCTCCATTTCTTCTCTGGGGAGATGAATTTTAAAGTTTACCAAGGCCTCCTCAACCTCTTGCATCTCTATTTCCTGTATGTCCTCCAATTGAAAGAGATCAATCATGCTTTTTAACCAAGGGTCACCAAGCAATTTCTCTTCTCGAACTCCCTCATCTCTTCCAATGTTAATGGAGGGATCCAAAGGTACTGAGCTTTCCATTGGAGGCAAAGAGGCGTCTAATTCATCTTTCCCTGAGCTGGGTAAGAAGCCCTCAACTAAGTTTGGATTGCCGGGTAAGTGGGGAATCAACAACTGAGAGTTAGCAGTTCCAGTAAGAAAATAGAACAAAAATCTATTTTTGTAAGAAGTTAGAAGGCTATCAAGTGAATAGCCTGTACTATTAATTAGGCAAATATTCTTCCTAAAGCGACTCAAAGCGGTGACCCATCTCTTTTCACTTGATCTTTCTGCTATCAAGGTTATTAAAATAGTGCCGTAGTCAAAAGTCAAACCAGTGCTCTCTCCAAATGTAAGCACTAGATTTGCTTTGGGACAATAAGTACCCACTATTTTCTTTTCCTCGAATGAACTAACCAGAATCACCCTTTGATAATGACTCTCTAAGTTAGTCAACTGCTCCAAACCCTCCCTTAAATCATAAGGCTCTTGCATGGAGAGAGAATCTGTGGCGAATGAACAAGGGAGTCTAGAGGCAAAGTTAGAATTTCTAAATCTACGACTCAGGATATTGTAATTGTAAGTGTTACCACGGAGCAAAGACTCAACATTACCTGGCAAATTACCAAGAAATGGAAAGTCTTTATCACTATGATAACCACTTTGGCAAGGATCACCCAACAATACCCAATTTACTTCTACTTTATTCAAAGAGAAAATGAGATCTAAATAGCCTGGGGGATATAATTGCATCTCATCTATGAAAACCATTTGCCCGGCTGACAAAAATTGAGCTCTCTTTAAAAAGGTTTCAAAAGTGCTCAGCTTCCAATTTTCTTGTCCTTGTTTCTTCCTTAAACGATGAGTCGGTTGGAAATTGAGCAATTCAGCTATATCATTCAAGAGGGCTTTTCTAGGACTAACTACATCAAATTTCCTACCATGGCCTTGTGCGCACAACCTACGAAAAAATGTGCTCTTACCAGACCCAAATGTGCCTAAGATGCAATGCACTTTGACCTTCTTAGGCTCACTATCTTTATCCATNACCTCCTTGAAGTTAGGCATGGAAATTGAATAACTCTGATAGTATNACCCCAGTTGATCCTGCATGAAAGCTATCTGCCAGACAGGCAGCTCTAGCTCTGC